GTCCATTAACTATTTCAGCTTGAAATTTATAAGGTTTTTGATTTTTCATTACTCAAGTATAAGCTTTTTAATTGATTTTTCACCTAAATAAATTTCTGTTTCTGCTTTAGATTTGATACATTGATACTGTACATTTTTATTATAAACCCTACTAGCTACTCTTTTTCCTTTTAAACAGGTACTCATTGATGGCTGTATTCTATGTTCTTTGATTTCGTTATTAACTAGCATTAGTAATGCTACTACTACCTCAGTCATTAACTAAGCCCCCACCAGATTAAAGCTAGTGGTATAACAATATGTTCAAAAATTTCATACAGACAAATAAAAACTAAAAGCCATGTGAATAAAACACTGGTTTTAGATTTTAGAGTTAGATACTCAAATAGTCTTACGTGCCAAGTGGTAATTTTTTCTGTGATTTTTAATAATTTTTCTTTCATTATATACTCAATCCTATCAATAATCCTATTACAATACCTTCCAACCAAAATGCCCACCTATGTGATCCTTTTGCTGTATGTTTTTTAATGAAAGTAATTGTCCAATGTTTCATTAATGCTCTCCTTTATTACCATTGCTTCTTACTTTATCTTTAAGAACTTCTATTACTGTTAAAATTTTATCTACATCTTTTTGTAGTCTTAAAATATTAACTGCATTGTGTCTTGATTCTTTAATTTCTAATTGAATGTATTCAACATCAGACAATAAACTTTCGATTAAAAGGAACTGCTCAGAATCAGCGGGCAAACTTCCTAATTCTCCACGCGGCCATTTGATTGAAAACTCAACTGCTTGATCTAAATCTTTTTTAATTAAAACATTATCATTCTCTATTGAGTTGATACGTTCAATGACTCCAAAATATGCCCACACTCCAACAGCAACGGCTCCCAAAATTGAGATTAAGTTTCTCATTGGCATACTTATCGCTGTGTTATCTGATACTCTCATTTTTTTCTCTTTTTTCTAGGTTTAGACTCAAATATTTTATTTATCCAGTCAATATAATGGTCTAGTATATCACATAATTTATATATAAATCTATCGATCATTTAAATAGTCGCCTCAGGTCGACAGTTAAAAGCTACAAAAAGTTTTTCTCTCTCTATTATTGCTTTTCCCATCGTTTCTACCATTTTAAAACTATTTATATATCCAGCTTTAACGCATTCATAGTGCGTTTTATAAGGTAAAGTTTGATATATAGGGGGTGAAAGACAAGTAGTAGTTATTGATGAGCATACCCATAGTATTAAAATATAATTCATTTCTAGAATGAGCTGGACCACCAAACAATGCTAGTAAAGTTATTAATATTATTAAGATTGTTGTGAATCTGTAATCCATCCTGCAAATCTCCATTCATATTAGTTACAGTTCTCTCTACTTAAGTCTATTGGTATTTCTTTTGTAAACCAGAACCAAGATTCAATTTTAGTTCCTTCTTGTGTGTAAGTACATCTAGGTCCTACTGCAACGCAAGAAGTGAATGTAAGTAGGGATAGTATTAATAATAATTTATTTATTGACATGATAAACACTCCTCTCCAGCATTTTTAGGGTCACTACACTCACAAGTATCACAAGTACAAACCCCATATATATCAGTATGAAGTTCTTCTAAACAATGACACTCGTGGCCACATTTTTTGCATTCGTTTTTGTTTTTCTTTAAATCCATAATAGTGCGATGGGTATATTAAGATATACAATATAAAATGGCAATTACTATAATAGCTGCTACAGCTGTCCCTTTTTTATGTGCTTTAGCTAATTCTAAGTAATCTTTTGGTGTTTTTCCATATATTAACATAATAATTCCTTTTAGTTTATTTTTAGTGTACCCCAATTTGGTCCTGATTCATAGTCAACTTTATTGGGAACTTCTAGATTAACAGCATTTTCCATAATTTCAACAATTTTAGCTGCATGTTCCGGACTTTCTACTGATATATCAAGTTCATCATGTACTTGTATATGAGGAATGATTCCTTCTTTATATAATTCTATCATTGCTTTCTTTGTCATGTCAGCTGCTGATCCTTGAATCAATTTATTTAAAGCTTTGTAAGTATAAGCACGCTTGATCCCTGGTCCGTGTTCCAAGAGCGCTTGTTCATGAGGCAATGCTTTATGAATCCCAAATTGATTGGGTTCCCATAAAGGAAACCTGCATAATCGTCCAAGAAGAGTTCTAACTTGACCACAGTCTTGCGCCCGACTACTAACATTACTCATTAGTTGTTTAACAAAAGGTACTTTAGAATGATATTGTTTAAACAGTTCTTCGGCTTTGTCTTTAGATACCCCTAACTCTGCTTGTAATTTATTTTTACCCATACCATAAAACAAACCTAAGTTAATTGTCTTGGCTTGTGATCTAGGTATCTGTGCCATTTCTGCGACAATTTCATGGAAGTCTGTTTTTGGATTACTATTATAAGAATCCAATACCTCATCCACTCCATATAAATTCTGTAAAGCTGCATAATGCACTACCAGCCTAGGCTCTTGTTGAGAATAGTCAAAACAACCCCATGTATGGCCTTCCTCGGGTATAAACAGAGCCCTGATCCGTGGTCCAAGATCCTTGTTCCGTGCTGGAATCTGTTGAAGGTTAGGATTAGAATATGAAAATCTTCCGGTCACAGTACCACCATTATCGGATCTTAATTGGTTGATGTCAGCGTGAATTCTACCTTTATGGGAGTGTTTTAATATGGTATCAATAAAAGTTGTATGGGCTTTATTTATTTCACGAGCCTGAGCAATCTGTTTAACCACTGGATGTGGGTGATTTTGTAAAAAATTTTTAGTAAAGGAAGGTGCCGATGTTTTCTCAGTTCTATCGTAGTCTAGTTTTAGTTTATCAAAAACTTGTGCAATCGATCTTGCTGCCCATATTTGGGTATCTATACCTGTTTCTTTTTTTACTTGTTGTAATGCTTGTTTTTCTTGTGCAACTAATGTGGTTTTCAATTTGTGCGCTGCTTCCACATCGACACAAACCCCTTTAAATTTCATATCAATTAAACAAGGAAACAATTCTGTTTCCATATCCATGATTGAATTTATATCTTGATGATTTATTTCTTTTTTAAGTTCTTGCCAAAGTGCTAATGTAATTTCTGCATCTTTTTCCGCGTATGCACCAACATAAATCGCAGGTAGTTTATACATTTCTGCTTTAGCGTCAACCCCCCAACTTTTTGCTGCTTCATATAATTCTGTTTCATTTTTTCCTTTTCCAGTATATCGTTTAGCACAATTGTTTAAGTCATAGCGCATTTGATTTTCATCAACTAGGGCCGATGCAATCATCGTGTCTACAATTTTTCCGCTGATACTTAGACCTAACGCGCGTATCCAACACACGTCATACATGGCGTTATGAAATATCTTTGTCGAAGGTAGATTTAATATATCTTGAAACCATTTAAGCACCATTTTACGATCCATATTTCCACCACCTTCATGTGCAATTGGATAATAAGCACACCAACCTTTAACAGCTACAGCTATTCCAGTAACCTCTCCTTTACCTATAATAGAACCTGATCCCATCTTAATTAAGTCTGGGTCTTTTGTTTCTAAGTCAATTGCAATCTCATCATGACCAGATAAGTCTGGAAAATTTTCGGGTGGTAGCCATTCTGTTTGTGGTTTAAATAGTGGTACTTGTATCATTTGTTTTCCTTTCGTTGTGGATAGTCTCTATCAATTGCCATATCAATATAGTGTTTAGCTTTTAATAAATCTTCTTTCTGGTTCTTTTGTTTATGCCTGCATAAATATTTTATAGCATTACCTTCTGCAAACGGCAAATTATTTTTATTTATAAACTCTGATGGTTGTATAACCATACTTTTGTAATGATCACCACCTACTTGTTTTTTATATATTATGCTCATATGTTTTCCATTGGGAATGATTTATAATAATCTTTTGGTCTTATAATATGTAGTTTGTCTTTTGTTCGTGTGGCACCTACATAAAATAATCTGGTTTCATCATCAGGATTTTTTAAGTAAGATCGGTGTGTATTAGTGGTTAAATCTGTCAACAGTACAACATTATCTCCTTCACCGCCTTTATAGCTATGTATGGTAGATAAAATTATTCTAGGTTTTTCATTTAAATTCTCTCCATTTCTTCTCAATGATTTAATGTAGTTTTTAATTCTAAAGTCAACAGCATCAAATGCTTCATGCCAAACCGCATCTGTTTTTAATTCATAATCTTTTTTTAATGTATCTAAATTATAAAAACCCTCTTTAGTCATTCCTTTTAGTCTATTTTTATTTACATATTTATCAGATATAAGTTGGTATATTTTTTCTATCTGTGAATAAGATAATAGGTGACCTTTTCTCAAGTTCTCCCAATCTGCAGCGCATTCCATAATTTCTTTTTCCCCTGATTTTTTGAACCTATTTTCAAAATACCAACCTCTTTCTTTTAATTCATCTCCAACATCATTTAACATATGACGTGTTCTAGCTAAAATTAACCAATTTCCTGTACTCATATTTATGTCTTTTATATTGTCATGAAATGTCAACGACCCTTGATGATTTCTTGGCGACCATTTTTTATGTAATCGTTTAGATACTTTCTTAATTATAGATAAAACATAGTTATGAATAGCCCGTGGTATTCTAACGGACTCCGTTAAGTTTAATATAGTTCCTTTTTGCGCAATGAAAGAATCTACATCTGCCCCTGCCCATCTAAAAATAGCTTGGTCGTCATCACCAGCAATAAAAGTGTCTTGACTTTTCTTCCAGATAGATTTTGCCATGTCCCATTGCATTAACGACAGATCCTGTGCTTCATCTATGAATACAACATCAAACTTTGGTGATTTGTCTGATTTTGTAAAATCTAAAATCATGTCATTGTAATCAATTAAAACATGTTCTTTTTTATATCTCTGTAATTCTTCTGATAAATGGACTAATGTTTTGTAGTCAACTTCTGTAGTATGTTCTTCTAATTTAAACTGTTGTTCTAAAGGTATGCTTCTAAGTTTTGATAAATGGATCAATCTTAAGTAATCACTTTTAGTGGTAAAAATTCCTGTCTCTTCTTCATCATATTCATTGTAATCCAAAAACAACTTTAATTTTTTTCCCAGATCTTCATAATGCCTTCTTTGC